TTGTAGGAGGTTTAATGGTATAAACCATCCCTCCTATCTCCACATTCATGAAATCCAGCCCTAACAAAGCATCAGAAACCGTTTTTGCTGCTTGATTCATATTCTTAAACTAAAAGGGGGAATGGTATATATCCATCCCCCGGTTATCACTCTTGTGCTTTTACCAATGTTATCTCTTTTTTAAGAGTGGTATCAACTTCAGAAGGAGTGGTTTTAATATCTCCTGACTGAGTGACGTACCCCACTTTCGACACTTCATAGTGAACGGTAGCCCCAGCATTCACCTGCTTTGACTTGACCGTTACACCGTCCAGCTTTACGGTCGCATCGGAAGGAGTAGGTACAATGGTTACTGTAGTTCATGCCTGCAAAGCTTTAATCTGCCCCTCTTCATAGTTATACTCAGAAGAAACACCTTCGATTCCCGGTTCCTGCACCAAGCCTTTTACAGCGATTGCAATTGCCTTATCCGTATTGGCTTCACGGGAAACAATACGGCATTTTGGGAAGATGAACCAGACATCATCATCGGTCAGACAGAACAATGCTTTGTTGATAATAACTTTATCCAAAGCACGCTTCCAACCTACATCTTTAGATGTTGCCTGAATAACATCGCCACCCATGAACGCTTTCTTGGTCTTCCAGTCATATTGTCCGATAGAGAAAGCGGGCGATACTTCTCCCGGCACATCATCGTAACGGTAATTCTTTCCCGTTAATTGGTTCTTGTACCCGGTGACAGAGGCTTCCGTTTCCTCAATCTGCCACGTTTCCCCGTGTACATTCAAAACCTCATCTTTCGCTTTGATAGCGGCTTGAATCAAAGTCTTTGCGATTTCGGGGGTAATGTCTGCCGTTACCTTATCAATGTCGGCAAACAAGATTCTTTTTATTCCTACTGCTGAAATCATAATCTTATAGTTTTACATTTATTACTTCAAATAAAATTCTCACATTCACGTAATGGCATTTCAAAGCTGTATCCGCTTCCGTGCCAATTGATTCGATAGAATAACGATAGGTTGTACCGTCATAGGTGCTTACTACATCATCAAGCAGCTTGCCAGCCTTTCTTTCGAGTTCGTTAAGCCGGATTGTGTTCGCTTCATTCTCGCTTAAATTGGGTACACATAGATTCACTTCTGCGAAAGATTTCTTCCAATACTTTCCCGGCTGTTGTTTCTTCGTGTGGATGACAATCCTTTCGGACTTCAATTCACCCGTCAGCGTTTCACCATCAGGCACTAGATCTATTCCGAAAGCCTTGCAGTCCCGGTAGAGGATGTTTCCTATGTCGGTAGTTACTATCATTCCACAATCTCCCAATCTTCTGCAAATACATCACTGATAGACGGAACCCATGAATCAGCGCGTCCGGTATTCTCATTGTAAATAAGACACTGGCTTGTGTAGTCAATAAAGCCCTTGCCTTTCAGAATAAGGTCTTTTGCTGATTGCGGAATAGATTGCATCTTGGGGATAATATCACTATCAATATGTGCTGGGACCTGTTTGAACACCATTAATCCTTTTCCGTTCCAACCGCTTCTACGAATTGGAAAACCTGCTTTGAGAGCCATAATAGCCATACCAAAATTCATCTTTATTACTTTTGCACCATCAGAACCTTGCATACGCTGTATGCGAGTATCAAGAAGCCGTATATAGTCGAACATTGTACAACACTGCATTTCCAGTAAACACTTGTTGTACATATCATTAACGACTTCATCCATTTTCCCTGAATCTATGAAAGCGGCTAACTTTACATATCTTCCATTGACTTCTTCGGCTTCTATCTGCATACGGTCAAGTGATGTATCGGCGAGTTTATACGCCTCCTCAAACGGTTCCGCTGGCGACCAACTCTCGTACCCGTCAGCATATTTAACGTGATAACCCATGCGCTTTGCATACTCTGCATCAGGCACTCTGCCAACTTGTAATAAATCTCTTTCATAAGCCTCGCCCATTGTCATAGGTTCTGCTTCAATCTGTTTTGTTCCAATGTACTTTTTCATTTTTCAAATTCTTCTTTTAATCGTTTCTCCGCAAATAAAGCAGCACTACTCAAAACATCATACCCTTTAGATTCTACGAATGATGCGTATTCCGCTTCGTTTTTCAATGTCAAACCGTCTTTATTGACATCGTAATCATTGGACGTTCTCAAAGTGAGTGTATGGTCTTGATAATCCCCATGTTCCTCTGCGTACTTCACGGCTTCATCGCCTACATCAATCATCTTCTTTTCGACCTCCCATTCTCCTTCATCGAAAAAGGAGTCGACATCTGAGAAATCGAAATCTACATCCATAATTCCGAGTAGTTAAAGTAGTTTGTACTCTTCACTGTATAAACTTCGCCTTGACCTCTTACGCCATCACCATCCATGCAACGTACTTCATCACCAGCCTTGACAGTAATTCTCTTCTCGCATACCACATGATAATTCGGACGATACACAGAGCCGTTATCAGATGAAAACTCTTTGGTAGTGTTATCATCACAACGGCACTTGCATACCTCCTGCCAGCTTTCACCACCTGTTCCGGGAATAGGTCTGCCAAACTCATCCTTATCCATCGGGGTGATAACTTTTACCTGCAATATGTGTGGAGCGAATATCATAAGAAAGTCACTTTAGGTTTGTTACCCAGTTCGTCTTTCAAACCGTACCGCTTGCACAGAAATGAATAGTAATCCTTAATGCCTTGAATGTTCCAAGACATAGAAAAACCGCTTTCGCTGATGGAAGTGGCACGAAGCAATAGAGAGGGGATGAACTTCGCAATTGCCACCGACACCCGTGTTTGGCAATCCTCGTTCATCTCACCCCCTCCGCTTATCTTTGCGTTCAGACATATATCGAAAAGGTCAGCCTCCGACAAGTTAACGCCGAAGGTCTGAAACTTCTGTAATATATAATCGTTTACTGTCATGCGTTCATCTCACTCAAATCGAAGTTCACAATCAGGTTCGGGTTCGCAATCTGCGGAATCCATTCGGCTGTGTATTCCAGATAGCGACCATTGCCGTCCTTGTAACCTGAAATCAGCATATCGCCATCTGCCTGAGTGTAATTACGTCCCGGTACACCATCCACAGCTTCATAAGGAGTGTGGAAGCGCATATAACCGATTTTATCCTGCGGAAGCAGGGAAATACGACCATCTGCATAAATGGGGATATTCTTACCTGTTTGGTCTACCACATAATCTTCCTTGATTTCAATAGCCGGAAGTCCGATACCTGTAAAAATGGTAGAAGCCAGTTGCGAGGTGATAAGCCCGGTAGACATATACATTTCATTACCTGTAAGCTGCATCTTGAACTTATCACCGAACTCGCTTGACCCGATGATGTTCTTGACGAATGTGCCACGGCTCATAATCATCTTGGGGAATGTGCCGTAAATAGATTTCAGCTCATTCAGTTTCTGCTGCAAGTAAGTGACGAAATAGTTTTTATCCTCTGTGTCCGGCTTGATAAACTTGAACGGCAAGTCGATGTTCAATAAGTCAATTCCTCCGGCATTGTCGTCCTTGTTCTTCACGCTTGCTGCTCCAGTCATCAACAGAGAGCCTACGATAATGTCCATACGCTTGTGCGGTGCCAGCAATACCTGACGGTAATCGTCATAGATGAAGTCCACGATGTCACGCATGGCTGCTTTCTGGTCTTCCGGTTTGGCGGCATTATACTTATCTATCAAGTCCTGCAAGTCAGACAAACGGTCGATTGAGATTTGATAGCGGTCACCCAAATAGGCAATCTCACCATATCCGGAACCGATATTCCTGCGTTCACGGATAGGCTTTTCGCCATAACGGGAGTTGATGGAACCAGCCATCACGCCAGTAACCTGACCGATGTAGTCTTTAAATACACGAGTAGTAGTCCTACGGAAGCCCAAATACTGCTGCCAATAAATTGTGTCCTTTCTTGTCTTGAGGACACGCTGAATCACTGCATTTACAATGTTCGGGTCATTAAACAATGTATGAATAGTTAGCATCATATATTAGTCCTCCTTTCTTTATTTTGCCATTATACCTGCGTTTTTCAACGCTGTCAATAATCCGTTAAAGTTTTCTACCGACACCGTACCAGATGCATCATTCACTTTGGCTGCCTGATTTACACCTCCAAGAGCAGAAGGCGTAGCTGCTGTTAAAGTATACTTGTTAGCTTGTGCTGCAACCCCATCCAATTTGGCTTTATCTTCCTTACTCATCAAACCGTCCTGACTAGAAGAAGCCTTAGGAATTGATACAGTGTCTTTTTCTTGTTTGACATCCTGAGCATTAAACTGGAAGTGCGGCATATTCGCCTTGTCAATATCTGCGAAAGGCATTACCAGCTTGGTCGGTTCGATTTCAAACGCACGCATCAAAAGGGAAACCAATACTATGCCATCCTCTACCTGCTTCCTTTCATACAGAGCTGAATTTGCGATAACTTTGGGCGTTGTACCATCTGCGGCTGTCGCTTCGTAAAGAACTGTTCCAGCTTCTAGATTTTCTCCAAAGTCTGCCGCTAACGTCAGCTTATCAAAAGCTTTGTCAGCCTTGTCAATAGCGTTGATTGTCGCTCCATGCGCACCGTTACCCAAGTGCATACCTTTGTAAGCCAAAGAACGTTTCTTGATTTTCAATGTGGTATTGGAGCCTGTTGTAAACTTCTCATATACTTCCACACGGATAGCCACTTGGGATGTTTTCTTCACCAAGTCAGCTGCAATCGGTGTGAATGAGGGCAAGTACGAGCCGACAACGAGGTTGGTTGTGTCCAACTTGTACGGACCTCTGCGTCTGCGTCCGGTTTCTACGTCGTAGCGTTCTTCCTGCTCAACTTCCGGTTCAAGATTATACTTAAATCCTGCTGCCATAAAATCACTGTTTTTGTTGTTCTACAATTTCTTTAGTGTCGTCTGCAATCATTTTCGCAAACGCCTGAGTCTCATTCTCCAGTTCTTTTTTTGCTGTATCTGGAGGAACTACACCCTTAAAGCCGTCATTCGCAAACTCCTGCTTCAAGTCCTTGAAGTATGCGTCCAAGTCCTCATCGTCCTTAATGGCGCATCGTTTGGCGTAGTTTTCGGGAATACCATACTCCTTTGCCTTTGCCAAAATCTGCTGGCTACGTGTTGCTTGAGCCTTTTCCGTTTCTAACTGTGTTAGCTTATCAGAAAGGTTCTTGTTGGAGTCAATTAAAGCTTGCGCCCATGCAGGCACATCGTCTTTATTCTCTTCCGTTTTGGTGGTTGTGGTAGTCTCGATTGGCTTACCGTCTTTAAGGTTATGCCTCTTCTCGTAGTTAGTCACTGCCGTTTTTGAAGCATCCCCGGCACGGAAATCACCATAGGAATTAAGCACGTCCGAAAAACTGATACCCTCAACAATGGAGTTTACTTTTGTCTCGTCCGTTACACCCTCTGCCTTTTTGGTGGCAATGCGGGTAAGAATAGCAGTGTCCACCCCAGCGAATTTCTGTTGTAGCCCTGCTAAGATTTGTTCTAAGATTGTCATACCGTATGAATTTGATTTATAAATTTCTACGGTAAATTTCGTTATTTATAAAGAAGGTGAAAAATTATCAGATAGGTGATACACGACAATGAAGCGATTGTCGTAAAATGATATAAAAAAGGCGTGAAACCGAATGGAATCACGCCTAATATGATTAGATGATATATTATAAATTCACTTCAAGTTCTTTTCCTATTAAGGCAAAGTATATATTTTGAAGCTGATGAAGATAGATTATGGGCTTTTCAAATAATACGTTCTCTTCATTCGTTTTTATAAAGTAACTTGGAGTATCAAAATAGGAACGAATAAACTCGATATTATTGACACTATATATATAGCCCTTTGAGTCTGAATACAATTCTGTAAAACCGCACTTCAAAAGTAATTCCTCTGTAAGAGGTATAGGCTCAAGAAGATGATAATCATATTGGTTATGATTCCCCTTTATACTTACCAAATAATCGTTAATAGCAAAAATCTCTCCAATTACAGATTCTTTTCCACTATCATTTTTAGGGAAAACATAGTTTCCAATTCTTAATTCCTTAACATCTATCATACACCTAACACTATATTAGCATCAATATTTAGCTTCCGGCTTATCTCACGAGCAACTTTTAAAGTAGGTTCACATTTACCGGATATATAATCACTTAATCGTGATGGGCTGACACCAACCAACTTTGCAAGTGATTTTTGATTAAGCCCCATTTCGTACATACGAAGTTTAAGAACATCCACAAGTGTTGGTTCTCCCAATGCAAAATGTTCTTCGGAATAATCAGCAACCAAATTAGAAAGAAGCTCCAATTCTATGCTATTTGGGTCATTCAAAGGAGTATCATCTTTCACTAATGGAAGAAGTTCCTCTACTCTTTTCACCGCCCATTCATATTGGGCTTGATTTTCTATCTTTGTCATAATCCTAAATATTAGCGCAATCTATTCTATCATATTCTTTATGAGTACCAATAAAGCGAATATACACAAACTGAATAGTGAATTTAATCACTACTACCAAACGATAGTTGTTGCCTTTGATATTGAAAACATAGTGTTGATTACCTACATTATCAACGCTATTAAACGTTTTCTTAATATCGGCAAAACAGGTCCACTTGCTTCTTTTCACAATGGTAGTCCATTCTTGCAAAGCGACCTTTGAATCGGGATGGTTCTCTGCATATTCTTTTAATGCTTGTTCGGTAAATATTCTCATTGGTTACTCAATTATCGTGTGACAAAAATACATATATAATTCTATAATTCAAAATTATATTCTAATATTTATAATTTAAAAGAGCAAAAAAAATAGCGGCAACTCTTTGAAGCCACCGCTAACTATTTTTCTTATACTAAAACTATAAGTCCCGTAATTTTTCTAACTAAGAGGCGTTTTTCTTTCCCTTATCTCCGATTTGCTCATTCTTTGCTGCTTGTTCCTCTTTGATTTCTGCAAGTTCCTCTTCTACATGTATTAATTTTTCCTATTATATATCTCTTTAATTTTCCCCTCTGCAAACTTATTTATATCAGAAGAAGTACATCCTGATTCGTTAAAAAAATCACTTAGGTCAAAATAAATCTCCTTATGGTTATTCCCTTTCGATATACATATTATATCAAAAGGTATTGATTTATTCCCGTCCAATGTTATATTTCTCAGCTTTTGCATGCCCCAACTATAATCAGGATAGTATTTATTTATCCATTCTCTTTCAGAATGTACTCCCAAAACATGTGTTATTGCATGGATTTTAACAATATCAAAATGTTGGCTTCGAAGCATTATTTCAAAAGTTATTGTCTCATCTTTATATTTAATTACAAATTCTTCTTTTTTGAAGGCTTCTTTTTTGAAGGCTTCCTTTATTAAGTCATAAATCTGTTTTATTCCATCTCTTAATGAAGGAATAAACCCTATTATTATAGCTGCTACAACAATGGTAGCTATAATCCAATTATCTAAAAAGAAATTGATAATAGTGTCGTATTTTGTAGTTGTCTCCATAATCATAACCTTTCAGCTAAATCCTTAACATCTTCCGCAGACTTTACCTCATGCACGGTATCTCCTATCTTCACGAAGCCTACTATATCTCCGGTGTTTGACTTTTCAAATAGTTCAGTTACTGGGACACCCAAAGCATCGGCGATTTTTTCCAATGTACCAATAGTGGGGTTGCCATTAATTGCTTTTGATAGCCCAACTCGTGACAAGCCTATTTTTTCAGCGAGTTCAGTTTGATTGATTCCTGCCTCTTTACATAGTTCTAAAATTCTAAATCTCATATATGTATATATTTAGTTTACTCCCATTATTTATGGCAAAGTTACTCAAAGTTTTCATATTAGCTAAATAAGACAACTAAAAGTATTCTTTTTATAGTTTATTAACTATCTATATTTTGCCAATTGAATACTCATAGTTTGCTTTGCAATATCAAAATGATAACTAAAAGTATAATTTAAAACATATAAGAGTATGAGCACAAAATTTAAAAGTCAGATGAAAGAGGTAATGAGTTTAGCATGGCAGTTTGTTCGCAAGAACGGTTATTCAATGAGTGAAGCGTTAAAATGCGCATGGGCTAATTTGAAGCTGAAAGCGGCTTTGA